TACTATTAGCGTTACTTTCGTTACGGTGCGCCCAACGGTAAGCATGAATTTCCTTATCAATGCGCGCGTGATGCCACTTGCCATTTTTCAGCGTAAAAAATTCTTTCAACACATCTTGCAACGCCTGTTTCTCATCATCGGTTTTCAGGCTGCATTTGTGCGCCAACACATCTAAATCCTTGCTTAACGCCGCTTCCGTGTCGTAATACATATCAATCAACAGCCGATACACATAACGGGCAAGGTTGGATAAATGCCACGTTGCCCCACGAAAATCGTTAATATGAAAAGCGTAGAAATTCATACCGCTTCCTTTATTTCCAACTTCTGCGCCAGCTTCTGCAAGCCCAGCGGCGTAACCATCACTTGCTTAAACGCGTGCCCGTTTTTCTCATCGGTCCGATACTCAAACCAGCCACGCCCCAAATATTCCTGATACACGCACAACTGCTTGCCCGCATCACGAAACAGCATCTTTTTAACCAGCAGCCAATCAATAAAAGGCGTTTGCTGCCACTTCAACAGCTTTGCGCTTTCGCGTAAGCATTGCGAGCCTTTGGCTGCCCCCAAACGGGTTAAAGCCCCGCCCGCAATCTGCAACTTACGCTCCGCATCGCGCCGCGCCGTTTCCGCTTCAATAAACGCCTTGGCTGCCTGCAAAGGGTCGTTAAAATCAACTTTCAGGCTGCCTGAAAGCCGTTTCTCGCAGTCAATAAAATACTGCCGCGCCTGCTTGCCTTTGGCGTTGCGCTCCACCATACTTAACTCTTTTGCCATATCCAGCGAAAGGAAGTAATCCAAGCGATTGTGTCCACCGCGTATTGCTTCGGAATTTCCCGAAGCAATCACAAAGTCTTGATTTTCAACAAAACCATATTGACTAATGCGGTCTTTAATCCACGTGGAAAAATGGTCGCGGTTTTCTAAAAACGCATGAAGCTCACGCGCGTTTACCGTTTGTTGCGCTTGCCCAGCCACGGGGCGATTGACGAGTACAAATAATTCAGACATAATCTAGTCTCCGTTTATCAAATATGTAAGTAATTCAGTCATGCCCACGTTTGCCGCGTGGGTTTTTTCTTTGCGGTCTCTCCCGCCGTCAGGCTCTCTCGCCTTGTCGTGGTAGAATGGAAGTCCGACCAACCATTCCCACGGAAAAAGGAAGCTATGAATGTGCACGCATACAACGATGCGATAGAACTAACCAAAATTATTTTGGAGAACAATTCATCACTACTTGTCGCCAACGACAAAACTGCTGATAAGCAAGCCGAGCGTCTTGCCGCGTTTATCCAAGTGCTTACAGAAGAATTAACGACTATTCATTCGCCTGATTGATTTGTTTCATTGCTGCAATCATTCTTGAAGCAAGGCTAATTTCATCTACAACACATGGCTCAATCAATTTTTTCAAAAGTGCTTTCTTAATCATCGCCTTGTCCTTTTTGGATAGGGCTTTTTGCTTTTTAGCCATCTCTCAATCCTCATCCGCTATCGCCTGATAATGCTCAACCATCTTTTCCGCCATAAACTTACGTTCGGCGCGGGTGACAATCGCAGCATCAGCCGGCACTAGCTTCAAATCCAGCGCAGCCAAAGCCGCGCAATACTTTTCCAAATCGCCATCTTTCAGGCGGCTTAATCTTGTTTCCGAAATGCCCGACGCATCCGCCACGCGCTTTTGCGATACCACCGCAAGCGCGTGCAATATTGCGCGTTCGTTCTTGCGGGCGATTTCTTGTTGGGCGGGGGATAATTCGGTCATACAGAAACAACCTTTGATGCCTTGCCAAGCTCGCCATTCTTTAATCTTTCATCCAAAAGAATCAGGCTTCTAGCAATCTCAAAAGATAAACGTTTTCCGCGTTTGCCCTGGCTTAAAAAAGCGATTTGAGATTGAGAACACCCTGCAAGATTGGCGATTTCTGCTTGCGATAACCCAGCATCGGATAGGTTATTCACAATAATTTGCCATTTATTCATGTGTGCAATCACTTATCTAGTAAATTGCCCGCAATTTAATCACATTTGTGTTAGTTATGTCAAACACCATTGTTATTGCCTTATTAATTACAATCGTAATAATTCAACTAGAAAGGGATAAGTTATGACTTTTGCAGAAAGAGTTAAGGCAAGACGAATAGAACTTGGATTGAGCCAAGCCAAACTAGGCAAGCTGGCAGGGAACGTGCCACAAAGCACGATTGGACAAATTGAAAACGGCAGAAATAAAAGTACAGCCAAAATTGTAGAACTGGCGGAAGCATTGCAAACCAGCGTGGAATATTTATTACATGGCAAAGAGGAAGCAAGCCCGCCTGCCATCACCAACGTTTTTGACAACAACGTAAACCTAGCGCTCAAACACATACTGCACCGTATTCCCGTTATATCATGGGTGCAAGCAGGTTGCTGGCGCGGCATAGAGCATTACAGAGACGACGACTTGGAATACATAGAAATTACCACCGACATCAAAGATGGCTTTGGCTTGCGCGTGCAAGGCGACAGCATGATGCCCGAGTTTGCCCAAGGCGACATCATCGTGGTTGCGCCCCATGCGCAGCCTGAAAACGGCAGTTATGTGGTCGTGGTGCAAGATGACAAAGCCACCTTTAAAAAACTCGTTTACGACGGCGCAAAACCCTATTTCAAGCCGCTCAATCCACAATATCCCATGCTGGAATCTAACGAAAACACCCGCATCGCGGGCGTGGTTAAGCAGAAAATCAAGCTGTATTAAATCCGCATCATCGGGCGTTTTGGTGGAGCGTGCTGGATTAGCAAATCCCAAAATAACAGATTTACACGTTATTTTTGAGAAAAAAGGCAGCCTGAAAATTGCTGGTGGTTAAGCAGAAAAGCTGTATTAAATCAAATCGTTTTGGTTGGATTATCCTGCTACACATAGACGTAACGGAGCAGAAAATCAAAATTTAGACAATAGGAGACAACAAAATGACATCAGCAGAAAAAATAGAACAATTAGAAAAAGAAATAAAAGAAAAACAAAAGATTACCGAGCATGAGATACGGGAATACCCCGTGAGTGTTATCGTAGATAAATTTATCAATGGGCTAGAAACAGACGAAGCGGAGTTATACATCCCCGACTACCAACGAGAGTTTATTTGGTCGCAAGAACAGCAATCTAAATTCATTGAATCGCTGTTTTTGAATCTGCCTATCCCTTATCTATTTGTAGCCGACACCAACGACAACGACGACGGGCGCATCGAAATTGTAGATGGCAGCCAGCGCATCCGCACGTTGGTTAGCTTCTTAACCAATGAGCTAGAACTATGCGGGCTGAAAAAAATCCCATCTGCCAATGGGCTGCGCTATGGCGATTTACCCAAGTCTCGCCAACTGCGTTTCAATCGCAAAACCCTACGCATGATTGAATTAACCGAGCAGGCAGATGAAGAAGCACGCCGTGAAATATTTGCCCGTTTAAACACAGGCGGCACCAAGTTAAACGACATAGAAACACAATTTGGTTCAAGCAATGAGCCATTTTATCAATTTATCCGAGAGCTTGTCCGCGATACAACGGGAAAGGACGGTTTATTTCGTCAACTTTGTCCTATTAGCAAAACTCGAGAATCACGCCGAGAGTATGAAGAATTGCTGCGTCGATTTTTTGCTTATGCCAACGATTACCAAAACTTCAATCATCGAGTAGATGAGTTTTTAGAGGGCTACGCTAAAAATGCAAACCATGATGAGAACAAAGATAGGCAAGAATTTGAAACGATGCTGAACTATATTGAAGCCACATTTGGCGAACTGGGTTTTCGTAAAACGCCCAGCAGCAAATCCGTTCCTCGCATACGCTTTGAAGCTTTATCCGTTGGCGCATTATTAGCATTGCGTGCAAACCCTAATCTTTCCACCAATCAAGATTTAGGCTGGCTCAACTCCCCTGAATTTATCAAACACACCCGTTCCGATGCCAGCAATCATCGTAGCAAAGTCATTGCTCGGATTGAGTATGTGCGCGATAAATTGTTGGAGAATGGTCATGAATGACTGGCAAGAATTGCCACAAGTTAGCAGCTTGTTTGATGATAAAGTATCAGAGATAGAACAGCATTTGGCATTATTAGATATATTGCTTGGTCGCAATGTTCGTATTCAATACGAACACGCTTCCATTGCACATCACATTAAAAGAGAACACGGACATCCATTTAAAGCTGGCGCAGTATTGATGATTTATAATTTTATGGAATCCATCAGCACCGCCTTGATGCAGGATATTCACGCGCATATTAAAAGTAATATTGGTCATCTAACCTTGAATGATTTACATGCTAAATTGAAAGATTGTATTGTAAATCACACAAACGAAAAAGAATTATTTAAAGAATACATACAAAATTATCAGCACACCAAACATAATTTAGATAAACTGATGATTATGGGCTGGGTGGAACAATGGGCAAAAGAACATTCTGCCACAGATAATAATCAAACGTATCCAAAATGGTTTAATGGCAACGTTGATGTGCGCCAAATCCAGCAAAGTTTGCAAAATTATGGACTGGTCTGCAATAGCTTTAACAACCTTAAACAAGGCAAAGCGGAATCTTTGTTAAAAATAAAATCCGCGCGTAATCAATTAGCACATGGCAGTGCAACGTTTACCGAATTTGGGCAAAATAAAAGCCTTGATGACATCAAACAGGATTTTGACAACATCAAAGGCTTTTTCCAAGGGCTATTGAATATAATCAATCAACACCTTATTTCGCAACGCTATCTGCAAAGCTACTTACGAAGCTCAACCCAATAATCTGCCCCAAACGAACAGGAACAGCATTACCAATCATCTTAGCAATGGCGCGTATATTTTCAATACGACTAGGTTCGGTAAATTGATAATCCAAAGGGAATGTTTGAAACAATGCCGCCTCACGCAAAGAAATGGCACGGTCTTGTTCAGGATGGCCAAATCGGCCATTTCCCAAACCAATGCACAGTGTTGTCATGGTGGGTGCGGGCTTATCCCACTCCATGCGCCCATACACGCTGCCATAAGTCTGCCCACTGCTTTTTTGATGGCATTTTAAGCGCAATTTCTCGGGCCAATCCCGCCAAGTTCCCCCAGCTTTTGAAGCGCGTATCCGTTGTAAATTTAAATCACTTAACTTCGCACATCGATGAAGCCTATCTTGTGTATGTTGTTCCCCCGCGGTCAATTTAGGCAGCCTGAAAATCGTATCCCGCACCGTAATAGGTTTATTATGGCTGGGCGGCAGCAATTTTACTTTACCGATTTTTGAAGCCAACAACACATGTCGATGTCGCATTTGTGGCACCCCATAATCCGCGCAATTAACCTTATTTGCCCAAATTTCATAGCCCTGTTCTGCCAATTCGCGCACAAAATCATGATAAACCTGATGCTTGGTAACATCGGGCACATTTTCCATCGTAACCAATTCAGGCTGCACCTCTTTAATCAAACGTGCAAATGCGTATAACAACGGCCATTTTTCATCTTGGCGCGTATCTCGTCCTTGGTTATAAGTAGAGAAAGGCTGACATGGCGCACAGCCTGCCAACAAGCGTACAGAGCCTTTTGAATAATGCGCCATCACTTCATCTGCCGATAATTCCTGCACATCTTTGGCAATAAATTTTGCCCCTTTATTGTTATGCTCATACGCAAAAGCGCAACTGGCTTCAATGTCATACCCAGCTTTGACCACAATATCCGCTTGACGCAATCCCGCCGTTAAGCCGCCTGCGCCACAAAACAAATCAACTGCTTCAATTTTCATTTTTCATCTCTTTTAAAGAATCTTGAAAAATTATGCCACAGAGCACGATAAAAATCGAGTTTTAATTATTATCGCCCCCGTGGCGGTTTTTTTGCGCCTTGCGAAAACTTTGTTTTGTTTAAAAACAAGAGGATAGTGTTTCTATCACAATTTCTAAACACATTTGTGTTTACTTTTATAATCACATTTGTTATTATTCACCCATCGCAACAAACAACAGCAAGGAGCAACAAAATGACCCTAGCCGAAGCCCTAGCCAAGATTGAGCAGCACAAAGAGCAACTCAAACAGCCCAAGCAAGATTATCAACCCCAACCCAAACAAACCCGCAACCAAGCCCGCGCCCAATACAACTTTATGCGCGGCATGCCCTAAACAGGAGGAAGCCATGAAAGAAGTCAAACTCACCCTAGTAGAACACACCCGCGGCAAGGAAGACCAAACCATCGCCTATGTGAAAGCCACCAAACACGGCAAGCAAGCAGAACTACGGTTTACCGGACGCAAAGAAGTGATGAAGTTTCCCACCCTAAACGAAGCATGGGCATGGCTGCAACGCAACACCTACCGCAACAACCCCAGCACCTACTTTTTAAGCGCGGACAGCATCGCAACGCTAAAAACACTCTAACCCAAAGGGGGGCGCAAGCCCCCACAAGGAGACCACCATGCACGCCGCCCCAAACAACGCCCTATACAACAACCAATTAAGCCAAGCCATCCAACAAGTAGATGCCGACCTATCCAGCGGCGACGAACAACTCTGCGACTGGACGCAAGCCCTGCCCGATGATGAAGCCGCCGATATTTTGGTTGAATACACCCCTAACAACGAACTCAACAGCCTATTAGGCTACATCGCCCGCTATCTCAACGGCGACGAGCAAGACATTAGCCTGCGCGAGCTAACCGACCGATGCATCACCGCGCAAACCACGACAGAAATCCAAACCCAGCAAGACGAACAACAAAAGCAAAACGCATGGCACAAAATGGTGCGGCACTACCACGCCGCCATCAACGACCGCGATTATTAACCCCTTAGGGCAGCCTGAAACACATTTTTTCAACGGTTAGGATATTCCCCGTTTCAGGCAGCCCATCCAGCCCAGCAACCCATGAAATACTTTTACCCCCAACAGGAAACCACCCCCATGAAAACCCGCATCACCGCAGCCCTAATTTTCGGCTTTGTCTTGGGCGCATTCAGCGCCGCCCAAGCCACCAAACCCGAAACACAACCCAAACCGCAGCCCGTCATCAAAACCTACGACTGCGACACGCTGGGCGACATCCCGAGCGACTTGTACTTTGAGCCATCCGCCGCCCATCCCATCCAACGCCTGCGCGACCAATGCGAGCAGCAACGCAATGCACTTATGCTGCAAAAAACATGGGACAAAGACCCCACCGCAGGCGTGGTTTTGGAAGAAACGGAGTAAAAAAATGGATTTTTACATTAAGGTAATACGCTACCTAACACTTGGCGGCGAAAAAGGGAAAAAATTTATTTTTGTTGTGAATGATGAAGAAAAATTTGAAGAAAGTTTCTCAAACAAAGAAATAGACGAGCTCAATATTGATAACCCACATCAAATGTTAGCAGGCGATTGGGTAAATGCAATCAATTCAAAAAATTGGTTTTTGTCAAAAGAAGATAAGGCATTTTTGGCTTTTTTGGACGAAAACGAAGAAAAAATAAACGATGCTATTGCCAGAGCGAATATATCCAAGTTGCAGCGCGAACTTAAATCTTGGGAGAGGTATCTATTGGGGCAAGACCATGAATAGCTGGACACGCCTACTTACCCCAACCGAGCTAGAAAAAACCTTCAAACCAGTGGGCAACAAAGTGCCCCACTACAAAAAAACCGTAGAAATCCGCGCCCCCAACGGCGAAATCCAACGCTTTGACAGCGCCATGCAAGCAGCGAAAAACACAGGCATCAACCACACCACCATCGCCAAACGCTGCCGCACCCACCACACCGACAAACAAGGCAACCAATACCGCTACATCTAGGAGCAAACCATGAACAATTTTCTAACCCAACGCAAAAAAGGCATCGGCGGCAGCGACATCGCCGCCATTATCGGCGTATCCCAATTCAAAACCGCCCTAGATGTGTACCTATCCAAAACCACCGACCAACCAGAACAGCAAGGCGAACACCTCTACTGGGGACACGCCTTAGAAAACCCCATCATAGACCGCTTTATCCAAGACACAGGCGCAAACGTCATCAGGCAGCCTGAAATGCGCAGACACCCCGATTACGAATGGGCAATCGCCAACGCCGATGCCCTGATTACCAACGGCGACACCATAGAAGCCATCCTAGAAATCAAAACCAGCAGCGCATTCAAAAGCCGCGAATGGGGCGCAGACGACACCGACGAAGTCCCCATTGAATACATCGCCCAAGTCCAATGGTATATGTGGATTTATGATGTAAACGAAGCCTATTTAGCTGCACTGATTGGCGGCAACCAATACCGCCAATACCACATCACACGCGATGACGAACTGATTGCCATGCTCGCCGAAAAAGCCCAAGCCTTTTGGCAAAACCACGTTATCCCCCGCATTCCGCCCAACCCGCAAGACGGCGCAGATGCCCAAAAACTCTACCCAAGCGACAACGGCGACACCGCCGAAGCCGACAGCGACACCCTAACCGCCTACGCCGAATTAAGAGAACTCAAAGCACAGGAAAAAGAACTCAAAGCACAAATTGCCGCAAAGGAAGACCTGCTCAAAATCAAAATCGGCAGCTATTCCGCCATGCAAACAAACGGCAACACCCTGTTCACATGGAAAGCCCAAAGCAGCAGCCGCTTTGACAGCAAAGCCTTTCAGGCAGCCCACCCTGATTTATACCGGCAATACACCAAGCAAAGCGAAACCCGCGTATTGCGCCTGAAATAAAAAGCCCGAAACCAAAGTTTCAGGCTGCCCCATTAAATAAACAACTCACACCGCATCAAACTATTTTGCATGCACTCGCGCTCAAACTCACTAACGATTTTAGGCATCTCACGCAGTAAAGCCTTGTGGGCACGGCGCAGAAACAATCGGCTTTCATTAGGCAGCGTGCGCAACGTTGAAGCCTTAGCGTAGCCCAAATCAGACAACGGCGCAGCAAGCTCACTCAGCAAACCGCAAGCCCAGGCGCAATAGTAAGCAACCGTAGCCAACTCGCGCAGTTCGCTTTGGCTGAATTGAATAGGCGCATCCAACACTTCGCCGGTCAGCGTCAAACGATGCACATACTCCACCGCAGCGGGCAGCAAATCCAAAGGGATTTCCTCGATTGCCGAAACACCAAACCGCTGATGCACCATTTTGTAAGCGGTTGAATAATCAATGCCGCGCGCGCCCACAAGGGCAGAGACAGCTTGGCGAAGCGGCGTGCGCTGGTCGGTAGTGGTTTGAGAAAGTTTCAGGCTGCCTTGTTCCTGAACAGCAAGGAAAGTGCGGATAACCTGCAAAAAGAATTTAGGACTAATCCAAGTCGCATAAGCACAAACCAGTTCTTTACAAGCAAAAGTGCCAAGTCCTTGTTTTGAAAGGATAGACGGAAAACCGTCTAATTCACACTCTTTAATTAAATCAATGGTTTGTTGATTTTGAAGCCAACGGCGCGGAGCGTTTTTATCTTCGCCCCCACTTGCGCGATGCAAGTCGTTAAGAGAATACAAGCCGTTATGTTGGCGGATTGAAACATTAGAAATTTGAATTAAGTTCATTTTGAACTCCTTGACTAAATAGAGATTAGAGAAAATGCCCATTTGGGCGGGGTGCTCTCTTCCAAGTCAAGTTGGACGCGGTCGTTACCGATACCGCACACCCCAAAAGTTTTAGGCAGCCTGAAAACAGGCAACCCTTAAAGGGGTATGGTGTAAAAATTTGCACACAAAAACCGCGTTTGGCGACGCGGGTGCAACTTGACTTGTAGAGAGAACGCACATCATACCCCACCCCTTAACCTTTATCAACAGGAGAGACCATGTCCACCCAAGCCCTAAAAAACGCCATCACAAAAGCCAAACCGCTTTCCGAGCGCACCATCGCCGACCTGATGAGCGATGCCAAAATCAAAGCACAAATGGCATTGGCCCTGCCCAAACACATGACCGCCGACCGCCTAGCCCGCATCGCCACCACCGAAATGCGCCGCGTACCCGCCTTGGCAAATTGCAGCCCCGAAAGTTTCCTTGGCGCAATCATGCAATGCGCCCAGCTAGGCATAGAACCCAGCAACAGCCTAGGGCACGCCTATCTAATCCCCTTTGGCAACGGCAAAGACAAACAAGGACGCGCCAACGTGCAACTGATTATCGGCTATCGCGGCATGATAGACCTTGCCCGCCGCAGCGGACAAATCGTCAGCCTATCCGCCCGCGCCGTGTATGAAAACGACGATTTTTCCTACGAATACGGCTTGCATGAAGATTTGACCCACAAGCCGAGCGAAGACGGCAACACAGGCAGCCTAACCCACGTTTACGCCGTAGCCCGATTAAAAGACGGCGGCATCCAGTTTGAAGTCATGAGCCGCGCCCAAGTGGATGCCATCCGCGCCCAAAGCAAAGCAGGCAACAGCGGACCATGGCAAACCCATTACGAAGAAATGGCGAAAAAAACCGTTATCCGCCGTTTATTTAAATACCTGCCCGTATCTATAGAAATCCAAAAAGCCGTTGGCTTGGATGAGCAAGCCGAAGCAGGCATAGACCAACAAAACGCCGCCTTTGCCTATGGCGAGATTATTGAAGCCGACTACAACGTCGTGAGCGCAACACAGCCTGAAAACCAAACGCAGCCTGAAAGCACTCTTTCCGAACCAAACGTAGAACCACCCGCAGACAACACCCAACCCACCCAAACAACCGACCAAACAGGAGAACTCCTACTATGAACCACACAATCACACTCTACACAGGCGTAGATGTAGAACAAGCCGTGTATCAAGCCGCATTCAGCCAAACAGACGGCATGGCAGACATCATCAGCCAAATTCGCGCCCAAGCCACCGCCGAAGTTGCCGATGTGGATGGCACAACAAGCAAAGGGCGAGACAAACTCAAATCCGTTGCCTATGCCGTAGCCAAAGCTAAGACCGCGATTGACGGAACAGGCAAAGAACTGGTTGCCGAAGCCAAAGCCAAAATCAAAATCGTGGATGACAACCGCAAAACCGTGCGCGATGAACTGGATGTCCTGCGCGACGAAATCCGCCGCCCCGTAACCGAGTGGGAAGAAGCGCAAAAAGCAGAGCAAGCCAAAATTGACAGCCTGCTGGCAGAATTGGACGGTTTAACCGCTATCCAAGATGCCAACGGTGAGTGGATACATTCAGGCAGCCTGAAAAGTTATTTGAGCCAAGCGCAACAGTTGTCAAACCACGAAAACGAGCGCGTACAAAGCCGCGCCTCCGATGTTATCAAACATCTGCAACAAGCCATTGTTGCCGCCGAACAGCGCGAAGCCCAACAAGCCGAAATCGCCCAACTCAAAGCCGAGCAAGAAGCGCAAGCCAAAGCCGCCTATGAAGCCCAAATTGCCGCCCAAGCCGCCGAACAAGCCAAAGCGCAGGCAGCACAAGCCATGAAAGCCGAACGTGAAGCCGCCGAACGCGCCAAGATTGAAGCGCAACTGCAAGCCGAACAAGCAGAGCGCGAAAAGCAAGCCGCGCTGGCAGAATTGGAAAAACAAAACGCCGAACGCATCGCCGCCGAACAACGCGCCGCCGATATTGAACACAAACGCGCCGTCAATCGCGGCATCTTATCCGCCATGCTGGAATGCGGCATTGAAGAAGCTGCTGCCAAAGAATTTTTGCTGAACGTGGTAAATGGCAAAGTGGCGCATTTGAGCGTGAATTATTAAATCAGATGTTGGCGGCAGTAATGTCGCCAACATGGAGTAAACCCATGTTAAACAAAGTAATTTTAATCGGCTATCTAGGGCGCGACCCGGAAACTCGTTATATGCCCAACGGCGATGCCGTATGCAACTTTTCCATCGCCACCAGCGAAAGCTGGAAAGACCAAAGCGGGCAACGCCAAGAGAGAAGCGAATGGCATGCGATAACCCTATACCGCAAACTCGCCGAAATCGCAGGGCAATACCTCAAAAAAGGCAGCCTAGTGTGCATAGAAGGCAAAATCCAAAGCCGCAAATACACCGACAAACAAGGCGTAGAGCGCACAGCATACGAAATTATCGGCAACGAAATGAAAATGCTCGGCGGGCGCGATAGCCAAGCACAAAGCCCGCAGCAACACAACACGCCACCCGTGCCACCACAGCCAAGAGCGCAAGGCGCACAGACAGCGCAGCCCGTACAACCCACAGCGGATATTGACGATGATATCCCCTTTTAGATTTCAGGCAGCCTGAAAAGGCTGCCCCCACCCCCAAAGACAGCCTAGACGGCAGCCAAGTGTGTGGCTACATCCAAGCAGGGCGCGTGCAAGAAGTGCCGACTATTGCGCCCGCGACGTTGCCGCCACCCGCGAAGTGTATCGCCGATTGAATTTTATCGACGCCTGAAAGGCAGCCTGAAACCCGAAGTATAGGAACCCCGCAATGACCGTTATTACCGTCAAAGACCAAAGCCCTACCGAGCAAATCCTAAGCAGCCTGAAAACATGGCGACGCACCGCCAAAGAATGCCATCAACCCGCACTCTATGACGCATTGAGCGAAGCCATCACCACCATCAAAGCCCTAGACAAAGCCTTAAAAGACACAGGCAAAACCTACTTTGAAACCTTTACCCACACCCCCGCCGACGCCGCCTTTTCCGACTACATCCGCGCCCGCGCAGGCTACCGGTGCGAGCGCTGCGGCAAACAGTACAAAGCCAAAAGCAACGGCCTGCAGTGCAGCCACCACTTCAGCCGCCGCCACTACAACATTCGCTTTGACCCCGACAATGCCGCCGCCCTGTGCCACCACTGCCACAACTACTGGTATTCCAAAGACGTCCCCGAAGCCGCCCGCTGGCTTGAAGACAAAATCGGCCAAGCGCGCGTAAACCGCCTGATTGCCCTGAAAAACCAAAAACAAAGCAAACCCACCGCCAGCGAAGAAGCCGCTATCGCCGAAAAATACCGCCAACTGAAGGAGCAGCTATGAGCATCGCCCGCCTCACCGACGCCCTGTTCGACCAACTCGACCGCCTCGAAAGGCTTGACCCCGAAGACACCGAACGCATGAATGCCGAAATCGAACGCGCCCGCGCCGTCCACCTGGTCAGCGGCGACATCATCGAAACCGGCCGCCTTACCCTTGCCGCCGCCGAAATGGTCGGGCGCGGCATCAACAGCCCGCTATTGGAGAAACTCGAATGAACGCTGGACAATTCAAAAAAGGGCAAATCCCTTGGAACAAAGGCACCAAAGGCATCATGCCCAAACCCGTCAACGGCTTTCAAAAAGGCAACAAATGCTGGAAAAAGCGCCCCGTCGGCAGCGAACGCAAAACCCGCGACGGCATCGAAGTAAAAACCGAAAACGGCTGGATACCGCGCGGTCGCCTTGTTCTGGGCACCTTTCCCATCGGATACGTTGTCCTGCACATCGACGGCGACCGCTACAACGACGCCCCCGACAACCTGATTGCCATCCCCCGCGCCGTAGCCGTAACTCTCAACCGTTGGGGCTACAAACACCAACCGCCAAGCCTACGCCGAGCCTTTATCGCCCGCGCCATGCTCAACCACAGGATAAAGCAATGCAAATCATCGAAATCTACCGCCGCCTGAACCAATACCCCAAACGCCTGCAAAAACCCATGCGCGCCCAACTCAAAGCCCTGGTACTCAAGCAGCGCAAAACCATTCACGAAACAGGAGAACCCAAATGACCCAACAATTTAAATTCGGCGACCGCGTGAAATACTGTGATACTGATTTTTTATTTATTCATGACAAAGGCGACGGACGCGCCCATGTGGTGAGTGAAACAGGCGTATCAGGGGCTGTGTTAATTAGTGATTTAACCCTGATTCCCCACCCCGACACCGCTATGCGCGAAAAGGCAGCCTGAAATGCGCTACGGCAGCCTGTGCAGCGGCATTGAAGCCGCATCCCGTGGCGCGGGAAACCAGCCGAAGAATGCCCAGACAGCCCGCGATACAAAGCCATTGGC